CACCGTACAATAGGCCATCCGGAGTCCGCATCGGTGGAATCGGAGATAACATGTGTTCCGGGCTTCATGTCGAAAGCGGCAGCCGCGAGGGAGAGCTTTATTCCACGTGCGTATTCCCCAAGGCCCTTTCCGTGCCGTGGGGTAAACACATACTGATTAGCGGGAGGCCCACCGGGCACTAGGCACCTCCGCTCTTCAGGGAGCCGTCCGGATTCCAGTTGTCCGGGATGTCATCGGCCCATCCTTTCGAACGGGCCACCCGCATTATGTAGCGGCGTACCTTTGCCCGTTCCTCTGGGGTATTCGGCCGTGCGCGGCCGACTGCGTGGATAGCGGCCTGAAGCGAATTGGACGGCCCCGTCCGGGCATTGATTGGGAAGCGCGGGCTATCGCTCTCATTCGATTGCGATGGGGGCATTGCCTGCCCTTGCTTCTGGAGATTCTTTCGCTGTTGCTCCGATATCTGTGCCATGACGGCTCTCCCAGTATTTATTCCAGGCCGCAATGGCGGCCTTTCCTCGCGTTCCCTTTGTGGCTTCCGCCCACTGGTCGCCTATTTCCCTGTTAACCGATTCCTGTCCTATGAATACGGCTCTCGCGACGCAGTGGCAGTGATCGTGAGCGCGGAAGCTGACGGTGGTTTCCTTATAGACGGCTCCACGGCCGGCCAGCATAGCGCAGAATCCACAGGCTCCGGGCTCGATTACCCGCTCCCAGCCTTCCGCCATGGGATCTCCGGCCGCTGCTTTTGTAACCGTATCACGGCCGCCATTCATTACCATCCGGGCTCCGGCTCCCTGAAGCGAGTCCCGTGCCATTGCGCTCGCGGTATCAGGGTCATGATCCTCAAGGAAATGGTAGAATTGCCCTGGCCCCATCATCCCGGTTTCCTTCACGAGGTACTCGGGATCCAGGGTGACTCCCGGAATTGTTACCGGCCTATTCCCTGCCACCACACGGGCGTGGCCGTAATACTCGGCGGCATTTGCGGCCGTCATCTGATAATGGGTATCGATAATCCCATTCACTACCGGCTGATACCGTTTCCAGGTAGCGGAGAAATTCCTGGGGCTAATCATCTGTATCCAAAGGTTCCGGATAGCGAGGGCTGCCCGGACGGACACTAGCTGCTGGGAATTCTGGTAGCGCGAGAGCAGGAGCCCTCCGGCTACCGCGTCCGGTACCGGGAGCCCTGGGACCTGCGGAGTCGTCATGGCGCTGTGCCAGGTTCTGTGGGCTTACCGCCTGGACCCAGCTCCGGCCCCGCAGGAGACGGCTGCTGGGCTCCTGGAGGCCCTGGAGGCTGCTGCTGGGCGTTCTGCGCGACTATCGACTGAACTAGCTTCCGGGCTTCCTCGCGCTGGGCGGCCAGGAGCCAGGAATGGACGTCTTCTGCGGTCACTCCGGGAATCCTGCGCCATAGCTCCTGGGCCGGTACGCCAAGCATCTGAGTGGCCTTGGTAAGGCCGTCTATCGTCGCGCCGAAAGCGCGGGCGGAAGTATCGCGCCATACGACAGTCCCGAATAGGTCATTCCATCCTTCCTTATCGCCGGAGGCTTTCGATATCAGCCGGAAGGTATTGCGCCAGGGATCGGTGAGGCCTGCCTGCAGTTCCTTTACCTTGCTATCAAGGCCGTCTCTTGCGGCCGCGAGGGCTTCCGCGCTCAGGTTAGCTACCTGACCCAGGAGATGATATGGGGGAAGCTGCGAGATTGTTGACATATGCCGGATACCGTCCTCACGGACACCGGAATACGGGCCAAGAGCGGTCTCACCGAATTCACCGAATCTTGTCTCTGTACCTTCAGAAGCCCATACACGGTCAACCCCAGGCCGGAACGGAGCGGCCTCACGGCCTTCCTCATCGACCGGCGACATACCCGTGACCCAGCGCTGCCGGAAAGCCGCGAACTGAGTAGAGATCATCAGGTTGAACGTATCGAAATTGATCTGGTCCTGGATCGGCATTAGCGGCTCGACCTCTCCGGAACAGTCATCCTCGCCATCGAGATCTGTCTCATAGAGGAACCGGACCACGGGGCAGAGCGCTAGGCCGTGAGAGGCGACCGGAGCCTGGCCGCCGAGTAGCGGGTCATCCGCCTTAGCTAGCTCCATGCTGAGCTGGGTAGCGTCCTTAGCGGTAGCGTTCCCGGTGAGGATGTAGCGCTTGTCCTCATCGTACACCGAGACCATCAGACGGGCCTGGCCTCCGGGAAGATTCACCGTCTTGACCTCTATCGCGAACTGCGGCCATTCATCATCGACGTCATCCGCATAGAAAGCCGTCATGCGCCTGGGGCTTACCGGCCGGATAACCGGAACGTCTGCCGGCTGCTCTTCATCGGTAGACATCTGGCCCGGCAGGACTACCGCGTAAGCGGAGCCGAACTTGGTAACAGCCCGGTGAATTCCGTGCTGCCTCGATACCATCCGGTTAGCCCGGAACGCCTCCCATTCCGGCTGCGGACGCTGCGGAGCCGCTATCTCGTTAGTGGTGGTACCGGAAGGCTTGTATCCGTCAACGTGAAGGTTCTGGCTAATGACCGAGACGACAAGGGGCAGGAAATTCCGCTTGGCTTTCCTAGCAATCCACCGGTATTCCGCATTAACGCCTTTCGGCGTGTATGGTGGGTCCTGCTTTCCACGGACGTATGCGGCTATCCGGGAGAGCCGCATCTGCTCTCGTGACCGTGCGATAAGAGCCTGCGTGGTTATCTGGGTTATCTCGGCAGGATCGATTATCAACTGAAGCTCCAGACACGTCCGCCAGTCTTCTGACTGGCTCCGGATTTACGCTCTTTGTATTTCTTACTCGCGAGCACTAGCCTGCGGGCATGGCGTGCGATTATCATAGCTACGCAGCCGTCTATCTTCTTTGGAGACTTAGGGGATACCTTGCCTATACTTATGCCCCATCGGTTCGGCCGTCGCCTCGCGTTCACGACGTGACGGCCTAGCACGGAATCCCCATCCTGGGCGAATGGCGGGCTAGGGCTCTCGATTTCCGAGAGTACCATTTCACACGCCTGGGTGAATTCGCCCACGTGGGACCGCATATCCCAGGCTATCGGCTGCGGGTCACGGCCTCCGGGAACGGCCCATACATCAAGCTCGTAATTATCCGTGAACCAGTCACGCCAGGTAATCTTGGTAGACTCTTCCCATTCCTTTACGTCCGCAAAGAAAGCGCAAATGTGCCATTTTTCTTTAGCCATCCGGATAGCGGCGTGAACCTCATCGGCCGGAATGTAGCGTGTACCCTGCGGCTCCCATATTCCTAGCGTGAATACAAATCCTGTCTTAACATGGCAGCCGATAAGAGCCGTAGCATCCTCTACGCGGGAGCCGTCAAAGGCCAGTACGATATCATCATCGTCATCGATCCGGAATTCAGGGTCAGCGAGACGGCTCCATTTCTGCTGAGTCGTCCAGGCATCCTCCGGGCTCTCCGGCCAGTTCAGGTAATAGCGCTTGCTAACGTCAAGGGTAGTCATCGGTGACAGGATACGGTTATCAACAATGTCATCGGTATCAACCCAGTAAGCGTCTCCGTACGCGAATTCAACAGCCTTCCGGATAGAGCCGATATCATCCCAGTCAACATCGGGCGGTGCCATCCGTGAGTCATAGAGTATCTTGCCCTTGCCTCTCAGCCGTCCTTCCTCCTGCGCTACCCAGGTATCAAACGTTATCTCGGCTGTGGTTTCCTGCCCTGGTTCCCAGGCGTTGGACGTCTCGACTATCCGGCTACCGGACTTAGCGACGTTCCGGTTCATGACTTCAGCGAGGTCTACCCCACCGTTGGACTTGGTAAAGCTCTCCGTCTGGTCGAGGATCGCGAACGTAGTCAGCGCGCCTTCCTCCGTTGTCGGGCTGGAGGTAATCACCATCAGCTGCCCGCCTCCGGGAACGTGGAAGATTGTCTTGCCGGCCTCCACATCGTAGTCGCGGAGTATCCGGGAGCCGCGCGGTACAAGGGCTCTCACCATCCGCATGGTATTGATGTTGGCCTGGTCGTGCGAGGAAGCGCCAATCTGGACTAGGGGCATCGGGACTTTCCGGCCCACACAGCCTCCAGGAGCGTCCGGACTGAAGTGATGGAGCCGTACCGGGGCCAGTAGCTCTATAAGGCTTAGAACGGCTGCAAACGGGCTCTTGCCGTATCCTTTGGCGAACCTCCGTACGCCGTGATAATACAGCCATTTCTGAATATTGTTCATCCGGAGATCGGCATAGCCGTCCAGCGCATACCACCAGAGCAGAAAACGTACCTGCGACTCAACAAACTCCCAGCGCTGGCCGGCGTTAGGCCCGTCAGGCTGACGGAGGTACTTGGTAGCCCAGCGGATAGCCTCCCAGCCAAGCGTTAGCTCCGGGATACCATCCGGGATGGTGATGAGCCTATCCCTGGGTGCGACGTCCACCCGCCTGCTTTCCCTTCCGGAGGCCGCGCGCTATCCTGGTGAGGTTCTGCTGCGTTGCGTCTTCCTCCGTTCCGTCGAGATCCTCCCATTCAGAGTCGGACAGGGTCAGGTCTGGGCTGGCTGCCTGTACTGGCTTACCGGTTTCTGGGTCCGGGCTTCCGGGCTTCATTCGTACTGTCACGGGTTTATCAGCTTCCTCGTTACATAGTCGCCAAAGTATTTAGCTGGCGGCCTGGGATTACTCGATAGCCTATATTCGGTCCATAGCTCAGCGAACATCTCGTTGATATTACTGGAGGCATACTCGCCTACAGCTTTCTTGATAACCAGGCGGTTACTAGCATGCCAGGAACCGACATCCATTAGCTGGCCGTCACGTATTGTTTCAGGCCATTTAGTGCCTATTGCCGATGCGAGGCCGCGCCAGAATAGCTGCTCCTGCGGATTTCTAGCATACTGTGAATGCCTGGTGACCTCAATTACCCCCTGCCGGACTAGCTCGCCGTGGACGCCGTGCCCGAATTCATGGGTCATCACATTCATCGAGAGGTCATGCTGCGTATCGGTCGGCACCCACCAGCTACCTCTGTTGGACTCAAGGGTATTCTGCGCGTAATCTCCGACAAGGACGTGCGGCTTGATGTGAAGCGTATTCTGCTGGCCGGTATGGCTCGCGAGGGTACGGCCTTTTGATTTCCCGTGCGGAGACTTTGTTACGGTGATCTGGGTTTTCTTTACCAGCTCCGGCGTTACCTGGCCCTGATGTGTAGTCGCCTTGAGGACCTGCTCCCGCATTTTCTTATTCTGCTCTGGGCCGAATCCCCTGACCCTAACGTCGAGTGACTGCGGCTGGATAACGCGTGGCTGTGTGCCCCTGGTACCGGGTATCTCGCGGATGGTACGTGGTGGAGGCGTAATGCCTCCTGGGTAGCGTGGGGGCTCCGGGCCTGGGAGCGGAGATCCGCGCTTGACTGAGATGAACTGGGAGACGACAGAGTTAGCGGCTTCCTCCGGCGAGTCAAACTCGCCTACCGGCTTACCTCCGTGCCAGCCCTGGAACTTACCGGACGGGAGAGCGCGGACGGAGCCGGCATAGTCGCCTTGGTACATTACCATCTTAGCGGACTTGACGTTTGTGTACGGAGTCAGCTCCGCTCCGGTAATGAGATGCGGACGGCCGGATGGGGCTCTGGGAGGCTCCGGTGCGCCTCCTGGGAGCGGGATCGGGGCATGGCCTTCCTCGTGATGCTGCTTCCGGAAAACAGCTACAGCGGCCTCTCGCGGGTCCTTGTAGATGACCGTCTTGCCGGGCATTCTCACGCGCAGGCCCTTATCACCCATGTTATGAACGGTAAAGCCGTTAACGAGGTATCCCTGCCGCTCTGGGAAATTCTTCCTGATATCGAGCATCTTGGCATGGGCCGTCTCCAGGGACATTGGCGTACGGGCCTCGCCTGCTTCCTTGGACATGCGCCGGAGCCCTGCGGCTGATTTGGCCCAGCGGCCATGATAGCCGCGTAGCTCTTGGCTAACGTCCCAGTGCGTCATCTGCTTTACGGATTCGCAAGGATCACTACTGCTACAGGCGTACCTCCGGTACCGAGGTTGATGACGTTCGCCCTCGCGTAGCGCTGGCGGTGATCGGAGCCCGCGAAAGCCCAGTTGGGGCCGGTGACTCGCGCTTTCTCGGTGTAGGTGGTATTGTCCGGGGACGTTTCGAGCGCTACCACGCAGTTCTGTACCTGCGAGTTCACCTTCATGTTGAACCGGCCGTACGTGTTACCGGCTCCGGCGTCGAGAGGCCCTGCGACGGCTCCGGTAGCCGCTGCGGTGAATGATTTGCTGGCCATTTCTGTTTCCTTCCTATCCGGCTACAAACGCGAGCAGGGCCGTGACGTTCCCGCTCGCGATAGAGGCGACGTATCCCCGGACGTACTGAACTACGTCCTGGTCTACGGAGAGCTGGCCGGCTCCGGTCTGAGTACCCATACCGAACCATGCCGAGTTGTCGAGGCTTCCCTCAAGGCGTACCTGTACCTGCGGGTCCGGGGTAACGCCTCCGGTAGTTACCTGCATGGTAACGCTCCGGACCATAGCCGCGAGGTCCTGCCCGGTACCTGCGCCCTGCGCGGTAACGGCTGAGAGTAGGGTCTTTGCGAGGATAGCCATGCGTTACCACCAGCCTACGCTATGCCCTAGGGCAAGCGTGATTACGATGAGGCATCCTACCGCGATAAGCGAGAGGATCTCCGATAGGGACAATCTCATTCCTGCTCCCTCACTATGCCTAGCCTCCCCTGCCATTCTATTACTGCGGTGTCCGCTGCTTCCTCATCCACGTCAGTAGTCTCCGGGTCAGATAGCTCTATCCGGGACCGCTTTCTATCAGATATAGTCACCCCTAGGCGTTCACTAAGGCGTACAAATGAGCCTAGGATGCCTGCGTTATAGGTCTTGAGGAATATGTCGTACGCTTTCGCGGCTGTTACTGCGGTGGCCCAGTCGCTTGCCTCGTAGAATTCGGACTGCCCTGAATAGGCGAGCGAGTTATACCAGCTCCGGGCAAGAGGGTGCCAGGAGGGATCGGCTACCGGAATAGGGATACCCTTGCGCTTAGAGATACCCTTTGCTATTGCGATGAATCGAGGATCATCTATCGCACTAGAGGCTGAACCACCTCTGCGCTCAGGCTGCTTGCGGGGCTTAGTCATTGGGAGGGCCTCCGTCTAGGGGTGGGGGAGTACCCCCAGCACTGCTGGACCAGGCGAC